CGTATTTGTCGAATCCTCGCGAGACATCACATGCTTTTCCTGTCCAAACTTGTAATTCCAATCTGTAACATACATCCAGAATTGATAACCATAATCGCCACCATCGCCATTTATAGGAACAGAAACAGAAGAGGTTTCCTTTGCATCTTTAGGAGCTGCTAGTAAATTTGTGTTATTCCACCAAGATGAAGGAGCAGAAGAAGATGCAGGCTGGTTAAGTAATTTTGCAGGAGAAATATCTAATGTTTTTCCATATGCAACACTTACAGACCCAGGACTTTCTCCAGGATACTGATACGTAACAGTCAATGTCTCGCCTTCCTTGACGTCTACAGAGTCGTTCACTTGGATGTGTAGTTCATTTCCAGAAACCTTGTCAATCACTTTTTGCTTCACGTCCCGTCCTCCTGTAGTTGCCCCAGTAATGCTCAAATCCTTACCCAAACCACCAAGAGGTGGCTTGACACTTGTCGGCCAGTGACTCAAAATCCACGGATAAACATAGTAGTAGCAAACGTATAACACGCAAAAAAATATTAAAATATATACTACTACCCAGAACCCGTATTGATATGTACTTGCACTCGTCCACGTGCTCTGCAACTGAGCCCCCAAAGAATCAACAGTTGCCTTTACTTGGTCTTCATACTGTTCCAAATCAGGCAGCTGAACAGTTGCTTTGGAATAGTCGAATGATGGCGCTTGAACTACTGGAGCTGGTTTTGAAGATGAACCTCCCATTTGTATGGAATCCCGAAGTAAAAAACGGACAAAGCTCTATACAACATGGAGAAGAAAACAATGCAATGCAATAATTGTGGACGACGAGGTCACGTATTCAAAACCTGTACAGACCCAATAATTTCATATGGCGTAATACTTATCAATAGCCCATCGCTTCCCATAACGGATGAACCAAAAATCCTTATGGTCCGAAGAAAGGATAGTATGGCATTCACAGAGTTTCTCAGAGGCAAATATACTGTTGAGGATATCCCATACATAACAACCTTGCTTTCCAATATGACAAAGTCCGAACACATCTTGCTTCAAAATCATACATTCGAAAAACTCTGGACTATTCATTGGGGCGTCGGAAGAGACCATCACTCAAAAGAATTTGAAGTGTCAAGAGACCTATTCAACCAACTAAATATTTCCGAACTTGTAAAAGGCTTGTCAGGTTACAAAGAATCTGAGTGGGGATTTCCTAAAGGCAGAAGATCGCCAAGAGAATCAGATATGGATTGCGCAATCAGAGAGTTCACAGAAGAAACCAATATCCAACGAAGTGCATATGTCATTTGTAAGAATCTTTTGCTAAGTGAAACATTTAATGGAACTAATGGCGTTCCTTATCGTCATGACTATTTTGTAGCCTTGCTTCGAAAGCCAAATGCAATCAATTTGGAACAAGTAATGACAACAATGCAACAAAAAGAAGTCTCAGCCATTGAATGGAAAACAGTCGATGAATGCCGTAATCTAACTCGCCCACACTATATTCAACGCAACCAACTTCTAAACTCATTCAATATAATCATAAAGACGTTTGAGATACAAGACAATATTGCCTCTAATCAATAATGGAAGCTCCTTCTCCTCCTCCATGGTTTGATTCAAGCAGATTTAGTCTTGGCGCGGCAGGCAAAGTATTTGGAGTAATGACCTTATTCGGAATACTATTAGCCGCCATCATCCCATATTTTCAATGCTCTAAAAGTCCTAACATTTTTGAACATTCTGGTATAATTGTATATTATGGATTTTTGTGGGGATTTGTTCCTGCAATACTATATCTAATTCTACAAATTTCGCCTCGATTGTCAGATGATGAGTTCGCCAAAGGAGCCCGAACCTTGCTTGGATGGTCAGGCTCAACAGACTTTGTCACCTTAGGAATAACCCTCGCCTTATTCATGATGACCTTGGTTATGACAACATACATGTTGCACAGAATAGAAACAGATGTATGTCAGCCCAGCGTCGATGAACTTGGAGCCTTCCAAGATAACTTAATGAAATCACTAAAACAGAAGGAACAAGAGAAGAAATCTACTTCTTAAGTAATGGAAGAAATTCCGTATAGAAATACGAAACTCCTAATTCAAACTATACCAAAAGGAACCTTGCTATTCCGTTTGGTAAAGCAACCAAAAAATGACCTAAGAGGCGTCCCACTAGATGATAAAACTCGCTGCATTATCCCAAACTATAACGTATTTTTCTACCCCAATCCCTTTGCTGTCAAATTAGCACTAAGCAAGTGGATTGAAAAAGAAGATTTAGGCAAAACAGTTCACGTATATACTTTGACAAATGATGTTCGTGTTATAAAACTTCTCAAACCTTCTAAATATTCAAGAGCTCACAAATCAACCAAAAGAACATTCATAAAAAGATGCTCTTTAGTTCCCAGGGGGTGTATGCCCAACTCGCTCAGATACTATGACCCTTGCTTAAGCGATACCATCATAAAAAAATATCCAGATGTTGTTGGAATCGTTGGCATTCCTCTAAAAGATGCCATTGAACTCAAAAGAACCCTAAAGACAACATCCAAAAGAATTAAATCATTTCTTAAATTCGCTGAAGATTCTGTTGGTGTTCGTGGAATCCCAGAATTAGTGCTACACCCTTTAACCAAGCGCCCATCCTCAGAGATTATAGTAAAAGATTCCGATACTCTCGAAAATAATTACAAACTTCTTACCAAATTTGACTTAAATAATGAAGCAAAGATGATACAGTTTATGGATAAACATGCCACATATGATCCCGAAACATTCTTCTATACCTATACAGAATAATCTGAAACATATGATACCCCTAATCTAGACATTGCAGCAAACAATATCGTCCACCACCATACAGGGAAAATAGTTGATCCACGCTTCTTTACTCCAAATGGCTTAATACTGCCTCGAGGTCCAAAGGCAATACTAGGCTTCACATACAAAAACGCCGCAAACATGAACAAAAAGAATGATATCGACCATATCAAGTGGTTCTGTTGGATTGTTGCTCCCATTATCAATTCCCTCCCAAAAATAAATGTCATCTTACATTTTACCAGACCGTAAAACTTTTGCAGACTCAGTCACTCGAATATTCAAAAATTATAGAGCCAAAGACATCGGTCCTATCGACTCCGATGATAAAGATGTCGATTTGTGTTGGGCTCGCACAGGTCCCGGACGCGAACTTCTTCCTTACCAAAAATTAGTTCGCGACTATCTTCTTGCGGAAACCCCATACAGAGGCCTTCTTGTTTATCATGGTCTCGGCTCAGGCAAAACATGTTCCTCTATCGCCGTCGCCGAATCCCTAATGTCAACTCATCAAATTTATGTTATGCTTCCTGCCAGCCTTGTTGCCAACTTTAAGGGAGAACTACGCAAGTGTGGTGACCCCTTCTACCAAGAAGAACAACATTGGGAAGTTCGCAACATTCGCCAACATCAAGATATCGACCATGCTCGTAGCCTTGGTATCTCCCAAAAGTTTATCGATAAACATATGCGTTATTTCGTTACCATCCCCGACCGAACTCCCAACTTTAAAGACCAACCTGCAGATATACGCAAAGGTATATCCGAACAAATTACAGATGTAATCGATCAACGATTCACATTCATCAACTATAATGGCATCAACAAATCCAATATTGATACCATATTCCCTCCTGACCAATCCAACCAATTCGATAACTCAGTTGTCATCATCGATGAAGCCCATAACTTTATTGGCAACGTCGTAAACGAAAGCGTAAACAAACAAAAGATTTATGATAGACTATACCATGCCAAAAACGCAAAGATAGTTCTCCTTTCTGGTACACCCATCATCAATGCTCCAAATGAAATTGCATTCTTACTCAACCTAATCAGAGGACCCATCGAACGAGTATCTATACCATCTACCCAAGTCGTCTCGTGGGATGAAGGTATGATGACTTCCTTCTTTCGCTCAATTCCAGAAATAGATACAATCGAATATAACTCTGTCAAGAAAATCATTATGCTTACAAGAAATCCTCCACAATTTGAATCCGCCTATAATGAAAAAAATGAACGTATTGCTGTAAGGTTCTCTAAAGACCTTGTTTTCGAACCCGATATCCTCAAATGGACCGATTCGTGGAGAGCTCGTTTCGCTGAAAAGTTTGCTGGAACAGAACTTGTTGCCTCCGATAAATGTACCAAAGAAGAACTTGAATGCCTTCCTACAAAATATGAAGATTTCATGAACACTTACATCGAAGGACTAAAAATCAAAAATGCTTTCATGTTCCAAAAACGCATACAAGGTCTCGTTTCATATTTCAAAGGATCGGATGAACGTTTGCTTCCCAAACGCATAGAAGCCGATAAGGAACTCATAAAAGTTAATATGTCAGAAGCCCAATTTTTGCGTTATCTCGAAGTTCGTTGGGATGAAATCAAAATCGACTCACGCAGAGGAAGAAATCCAACACTCGATGAAGATTTGGGTTCATATAGAACCATTTCACGCTTAGTTTGTAATTATGCCATTCCTCCCGAATTCAAAGGAGAAGAACAAGTAAACAAGGAAGAAATTCTTGAGAAAATCAAAGCAAACCCTAAACGCTTCTTATCAGATGATGCTTTGAAATCATTCTCTCCCAAATTTTTGGAGATAATCACGAATATTCGCAAGTCTATGGGTGAGGCTCCATACAATAACCAATTCGTATATTCGAACTTCAAATCTTTGGAAGGTTCTGGCATCATAGGAGCCATCCTCGAACAGAATGGCTTCCAAGAGTATAAACTAAAAAAGACTCAAGCAGGATATATTGAAGATCCTGACTTGAAACCAGATGTCCCAGCATTCATGTATTTTACAGGTGACGAAGATAAGGTAGAACGCGATTATATGCGTCAAATCTTTAATCAATCACCCGAAGCAGACTTCCCAACCTCCCTAAAGGATTCCATAAAAGTTCGTGTGTGTGTCTTTTTGGGTTCTTCTTCTGCTGCTGAAGGTATTACTCTGAGAAATGTACGCAACGTTCATATTACTGAATCTCATTGGAATCCTTCCAGACTTGACCAAGTTATAGGTCGCGCAATCCGGATTTGTTCGCATGCTGATTTACCCATGGACCAAAGAACTGTTAAGGTTAATATATATTTGTCCGTATTCAGCCAAGAACAACAAACAGGCATTGAAGGACCCAACATTGTTCTGATTCGACGCAATGATATGACTCTGAAGCGGTATGATGTTGAACAACCGACAGATACCTTTATGAGCACAGATGAATTTCTTTACGAGAAATCGTATGAGAAAGAAAGAATCAATAAGAATATCATAACTTTGCTTAAACAAGCGGCTGTTGATTGCGAAATTCATCGTAAGTTACATTCTAAAAATGGAGAAGTCATCCAATGTATGCGTTTTGATACAACAGCCAAAGCAGAAGACCTTGCGTATAACCCAAGCGAGAAAATCGATGAACCCGATGTATTCTTCAATCGAAATGTTGACCGACGCAAAAGAAGATTACAGTTTATTCGAGTGAAAGGATTTGATATGTTGATGGATCCTGACACTTTGGAAATCTTTGATGCTCCGGCATTTGAAGACAACAAGAGGTTGCTGAAGTTAGGTATAAAGACTTCGGATACTGAAATTAAATGGTTCTCACCTTAATACAAAATGCCTATGCCTGCTAGCGCATCAGACTGGACTCGCTTTAAAAGACTTGTTGGTACCGGAAGAGCTGGGCGAGCAATTAATGTTATCAGGAATACCGATGTAAACAGTCCTCCAACCCTTGTTTCATCGGCTCGTGATGGATTTCGCCCCGACCAAGGCAGATATGGCGGAATAGGTAGAACTCGGCGTGAAGCTTCTAAGTGGACTGATTATGTAGCGTCTCAACAGGCTAATTTTATTACCGTGTCCCAACATTCCGGTATATTTGGAACATTTGGTAGACAACTAACGCAAATTCGAGTGTGTGGAGATGGTGTAATATGCCCGCCTGCTTCAACTCTTCCAACAAAGGTTGGTATCCGAACCTCTGCTATATATCAACGCTCTCGTATAGTATAAAATGCCCGATGGCAGAATAACAAAATATATACCTGGACGTGGGATTGTCGTAGTTGGATTCAAAGCCCCAACAGCAACCGTAAATTTCACTTATAGTCCAATTACAGGGCCTTGTCCTGTAAAAAACAGCCAGTTAAAAAATGCGAAAGAACAAGTATTGGCAAGAAGTTGTGAATGTATTATACCTATTTCTATACGCAGTGTTATAGATGGTGGAAATGTGCTTTCATCTGGGCAAATCATATTTGACGGAGGCATTCCATCAGGTTCTAGTATAAGAATTATTGATGGAGGTGGAAATATTATACCTATTTCTATAAGCGGTAGTACTGATGGTGGAAATGTGTTTTCATCTGGGCAAATCATATTTGACGGAGGCATTCCATCGGGTTCTAGTATAAGAATTATTGATGGAGGTGGAAATATTATACCTGTTGCTATAAGCAGTAGTAGAGATGGTGGAAATGTGTTTTCATCTGGGCAAATCATATTTAACGGAGGCACTCCATCAGGTTCTAGTATAAGAATTATTGATGGAGGTGGAAATATTATACCTATTTCTATAAGCAGTAGTAGAGATGGTGGAAATGTGCTTTCATCTGGGCAAATCATATTTAACGGAGGCATTCCATCGGGTTATAGTATAAGAATTATTGATGGAGGCTATTCATAAACAGAAAGCATATTTAAGCCACACTTGATGCCGGAAATCAAAATATAACGCACAATTTGTCAATTCAATTGGACATGTTTTAAATACGATATAAAAAGAACAATTCTTAAATAATAAGAAGATGCCAGGAGGCGTAATGCAATTAGTCAATAAAGGAGCGCAAGACCAACTTGTCACAGGCTCTCCTTCATTTACGCATTTTAGGTCTGTTTATAAACGCCATACTGATTTTGCTATGGAGCATTTCAGGCTTGATTTTCGTTCAATAAATCTGGATTTGAATCCATCCATACCCAAGTCGATGAGGGTGAAAGTTGATCGCAATGCCCAATTGCTTAATGACTGCTATGTTCATGTGAGTTTACCGGATATCTTTTCCCCGATTGCTAGCATAACACCTGGTCTTCATCCTGAACTCTCACCTGATGCTACAGGAATTGGTTATGAATTCCAATGGATTCCTAATCTGGGATATAATATGATTAATTCAGTTTCTATTTTAATTAACGGAACAGCAATTGTAACGCATACAGGTGAGTGGTTGAAACTTTACTCGTATATTACACACTCATCGAACAAACGTAGAATTGTTGATGGAATGGTAGGAAATGTCCCAGAACTGTATGACCCTGCAAATGCCGGAGACAGAAGAAACCAGTATCCTCATTCGATAACTACTGGTCCTGTTGATGCTCAACCATCTATTTTAGCAAGAGATTTGGTGATACCTTTACATTTCTGGTTTTGTGAAGACATTGGTAGCGCCTTGCCTTTGGTGGCTCTTCAGTATTCAGAAGTAGAAATTGTAGTAGAATTTGCGTCGATTTATGATTTATTTACTGTTCGCGATGTCCGCAATTCTTCTTTATCTGTATCCAGTACACTAACAACGGGACCTAAAACATTTGGACAAAGAATCCGAGCAGACCCAGCATCTCCTGAGTTTAATTTGAATCGATTTCTAAGTCCTCCGACAATGAGTGGAGCGCCAGAAAATCCTTCTCTAGTTACATGGTCATTGAATCCATACATCGAAGCAAATTATATCTTTCTCGGAGATGCCGAAATGGTTCAAATAGCAAAGAGTGATAATTCTTTCAAAATTAAAGAAGTCAGGCCAGTAACAGTTCCAGGATTATATGGAGCCGGTAATGATATTGAGCTGGTTCTTGTGAATTTGTGTACTCGTATCGTATGGGTTGCGCAAAGGTCTGATGCTATAGCAACTAATGATGTCGACAATTACACTAACCAACTAAGGGTTCCATATGGTGTTTATCAAAATGGCTATACAATGACACCTTGGTATTCAAGTGGAACAGCAATTAATCAGAACGAAAGTGCGGTAGACATTCTAATTGATGGTGTAATTGTTTTTGATGGAGCTGAACGGTTCAATACAAAGACATTCGATTTCTTTAAATACTTGGAAAACTACCGTCATCATACTGGTTATGGTCTACCCGGCATATATACATATTCATTTGCGTTGGATCACAACACTCAGCAACCTTCCGGACACGTGAATGGTTCTATGTTTAATAAAACAATTTTGAGATTAACTTTTCAAGATCCTCCACTAACACAAAGTCAACAAATTTTTTCAGGATGTATCTTGAAGTCTACAGCCTTAAGCAAGGCACCCGTCAAATGTACAGCAAATACTCCCGGGGATATTGCTGGCAAAGGACTCCGGACCGATCAAGTAATCAGAGTAGTAACAAAACCGGTCGATGCGGTCCGCTCTTACACGTATACAGTAACCGCATACGTCGAGTCTTATAACTTTTTACGCGTAACGAGAGGAATAGCAAATGTTGTATTCTCATCATAATAACAAGGATGTCTGCATTAAAAGTTATTAAAGCAACCTATGGAACATCGGAACATCTTGAAGATGTTACAAAAGTTGTAGAGAAGTTAGTAAGTGCTAAAGGAGAACTTAGCTTCAATGTTAATCCAAATACATTTGGAATCTTAGACCCGGCACCTGGAATCAAAAAGACCTTCCAAGCAAATATATCCATTAATGGTGGTAGCCCAACATTGCTTACCAAAGATGATGGAGAGCAATTTGTTGTAAATGCTCCTGACCCTAATCCCGCCAAGCCAGATAATACTGCTGGAGGAGCCATAAGTCAAATTCTTTGGTATTCATTGGTTTCTCTAATTGGGACTTACTTTGCTGTATCGTATTACATAGTTGGCGCTAATCTCATCGGAAGCAGCATAGTAGGAGTCATTTTAGCACTACTAATGGCCTCATCAACAATAACCTTTGCTTTTTCAAGTAGTTCTCTTGGCGTTGCTGGATTAATTCCATTCTTTCTTGGGAGTTTTATTATTCAACTTCTTATAGTATTTGCTGTAAGTTTGTATGACCCAAATTGGCTCAACTTTGATGTATTAAAAACAACTTAATTACTTAACTTTTAGCAATCCATATGTTTTTTTTCCAGAAGTGTCAAACTTATCTTCAAGTCCAACAGGAAGCCAATCTTCTAGACAGACTTCAAGAAGGTATGCCATATTGTCTTCTACAAACTTCTTGTTGTCGGCTTTTGTGCCTTCATGTTCTGGGAACTCGACATAGAAAGAGAACTTTTTTGATTCAAAGAGCATGACATCTGTTATGGTCTTTGTGACACAAATACAGAAATCAAGCGAATCTCGTATGCTTTCACACAAGTCAGCGAACTCAGTTTCTGTCATTTCAGAATCTACAAATCCTTCTAACTCCATATTGAAGACCATTGTTTATTTGAATGATGTTGGTATTTGATAGAATTCATTTTGGTTAAAAATAATGGCTTTTGCCATTTAGAGGTCTGCATCGTAGAACTTGCCCACGCTCCAGTAGCCCACGAACTCATCGGGGCCATCGGTAGTAATGTAGACACGCTTGGTAGTTTGGCCGACGACGTATTTCACGCCGTCTACATCTGCATCTTCGAACTCCTCATCCGTGTCCTCAGCGGGACCCGTGAACATCTCACCAGATGTCTTGTGTTGGTAAACACCAATAGACACCTGCTTTAAGTTCTTGTTTAGTTTGTGAAGTTCAGTCACCGCCAGTGACTTGATGGATGGGCCGCCACCACCGCCGCCACCCCCGCCAGCGGCGGAAGGTGCATGCATGTTAGCGAACTTGGACATGTGGCCCTCAAGGCCATACTCAGCAAAGTCCTCCTCAGAAAGGCAGTTTACGCTGTTAACAAAGTCCTTATTGTACTTGTCATCCCACGGCGCCTCCACAGTCTCAAAAGCGTCTTTCAGCTTCTTAGTCATGGCAGGCGTAATGCGCGGGATGTGCTTTGCCTCAGCCTTAGCCTCGGTATTTGGCGCCTTAGCCTTCTTCTCGGGCTTCGGCTCGGACTCCTTGGCAATCAACTCGGAAATCTTAGTCTGAATCTCGGAGATTTTCTCCTCGAGCTTCGTCTTGTTCTCCTCGTCCTTGTCAGGAATCTTGCTCTTTCCACCGGCGATTTTCTCGTTCAGCTTGGTGAGCTTGGATTGCTGCTCCTCTAGTTGCTTTGTGAACTTCTGGAGGGGCGTGATCTTGACATCTGCCTTCTTGATCTCAACCTCCTTACCCTCAGCGGGGCAGGATGCGATGAGCTTGTCGAGCTGCTTGTTCATGTTCTCGCGGAACGCCTGAAGCTGCTGGAGTGTGGAAGCCATGATGTATATGGTTTAAAAATCTTCTAAGTAAATTCGAACAAATCCGTTTTTATGAAAAAAGTTGTCAAAGCATACCTTTACTCTTCATCTTCTGTGTCTGTGTCTGTGATATCCTCGCCAATTGGCTTTTTAGGTCTTGTATTCAGACGCGAACGAGATGTGGATACGCTACCCAAACTTGGGAGGGCGTGAGTGTATATACTGTCACACAAATTGCTATCATTTACTTTAGATAGGCGTCGAGTATTATTTACCATTGCGGGTATATATAAAGCCATATATCTACAACTATTAAATCCGTTTTTATCATGCTTTCTATTTTGAAATATTCCTATAAATGAGCGAGACTGAAGTTGCCAAAGTTCAACTACGCGAGCATATCGCAACCTTGCTTATTCCGAGACTTGCTGAAGGATTTTGGAGCATCCAAGATAGCGCCAAACAACTATGCGAACGCAATAAACAAATCGAAGAAACTCTGAGAACCTTCCAGAATATGCTGACAAAAATTCCTGATTGGTCTGATACAACACTTTCCGAAGAAGTCGAACGCGTCATAAAGGTATCCAAATGCGCTTATATGGATGACCTCCTAATGGGCGTATTTCTTGCTTATATGAAATCTTTTGCTGCCCTCCATTATCATGGACGTTCTTCTCAGGTTCGTGTAGAGTTCGAACGCCCCAACGTAACCAAATTCATTCACGAACTTTACAAGCACTCCGCCAGAAAGTTATGGCAAGTTGCATATCTATTCAAGACTACAGGAGTCTCAACTGAACAACAAGCAAAAAATCGCCAAGAGATTGAACAGGTAATCTACAAGACTATCGACGATGTCGTAAGATCATTCTTGCCTTGGGAAGTGATTGCTAAGTCTTATTTCACCGAGCCCCCCGTCGAGGAAAAGCCTGCTCCTCCTGCAGCATCCAAAACTGTAATCTTCGAAGATGTCCCTGAAGAAGAAGAGTCCGAGGAGGAAGAGGAAGAGCGTCCTCGTTCTTTATCGTTTGTCGAAAAACCAGAAACAGAAGAGGATGATAAACTATCTGTTACTGACCTTGACCAGAAGGCAGAGGTCAGGGTTCCTGAGGCTGATTTGATGACGGAACTCGAAGGAAAAGCAGAAGGTGATGGCCTCGTTCTAAACTTATAAAACTTTCACGTTGTTTGACAACAAATGGTACTTGTATATATTGCTTTGGTGGTTGCTTTAGTATGCTTCATTCTGTATGCCTTAGATCGTCGCATGAAATCCGAACCCATCGAATGGATGTCAGCATCAAAACTAACTCTGCTTGGTGGTCTTCTCAGTGGTGGAATCGCATATACGGTTTCATCACCTGAAGTTGTTACCGAGACTGTAACAGCCGTCGTAAACGCTGCTGCTCCTGTCGCCGAAGCCACACAGGAAATGTTTGTTGGAGTTCCAGCGTTTTAAGGAGATGCCCTAAAACGTTATAAAAACGAAATTGGAATGATAAAATTGAATCTAAGCAAAAAATGGGTCAGTATTACTTTGCTGTTATTCTTGCCGAAAAGTCAGATACAGAATATATTCGCACTTATCTAGACCCAGGCATGTATTATAACGGTTCAAAACTAACCGAGCATTCGTATACCGATAATAACTTTATGATTATTGTCGAGAATCTGATTGGTCCTTCTGGAATGTTCTACAAGAGCCGTCTAGTGTGGGCTGGAGATTACGCCGATAAGGAGCCCGATTCTGATAAAAATCTAAATAGCATGTGCGAGGCAAAGACCCCGTTTGTATATAAGGAACCAGCCGTATCATATACCTACATTGTGAACCACACAAAGAAGGTATATGTCAAGAAAAATGATGGCCTACATCCGCTGCCTTTGCTAACTGCTGAAGGAAATGGGCGGGGAGGCGGTGATTACGATGGACCAAATATGGATATTGTAGGAACTTGGGCGCGCGATGTAATCTCTATGGAAAACAAAGCTCCCGATTATACACTTATCGAATGTATGTTTTAATCCAGCCCTAAGAATTTGCGACCAATCTTGCTAGTTATAAACATAGCACAGCCAGCAGAAATCTGAGCATACAATAAGGGACATCCTCTTTTTGAACGAAGCAAAGAAACAGATAACCCAATAAAAAGCAACGAACTAATCCAAAATAAAATCGTATACATCTCTATTTATATATCAATCACAAGACATTGTTCACTGACAATGCTATCATAAATAAAACACTTTAGTTCGCCTATTTCTTTGCGTGGGATAGCATTTTTACAATATCTAGCAATCGCTTTATACAATGAAAATCCCATATATCTATCCGCTTTGGGGTTGTTTTTGAAAAACAGAACACTTGTATCATCTTCCAAAGTCATCCACTTAATGAACATCTTAAACAATGGTTGTTCCTGATATTCGTCATATTTAGGACCCATAGGGAATATATCCCAAAATAGGGATGTCGCTAACCTTGCCAAATCAAAGGATGGGTTGGGCTTGATTACTGCGTGCTTATCAGTAAAAAAGGGTTGGCAATTGTATTGTCCACCAGCTTCTTCCATCATATCAAATTGGTCGCTCATAAATAATTTTGATTCTTTCATGCTTGGCAACTTAACAGACCCGATACCTCTATCAAAATCTATAATCTTTATCAAATAGCCATATGTCGGAACTTTATACGTTATACCAGCATGGAAATAATACAAGAATTCTTTATCAGTTTTCTTGAACATGATATTATTCCCATGGAGGTCGTTATGAGTGAACGCGAAGTTCCTCTGAGCATACGCCAAAGCAAAAATGATTTGTGCTATCCACGCGAGATGTTTATCCAATTCTGGATTTGTTTTCAATAGTTCATAGAAAGTTCCTTCAAGTTTCTCCATAATGGTCATTTGGACAGGAACGTTCTTAAAAGTTGCCCAAGCAAATGCTTCATCTTCTGATTCTTCCGAACATACACTTCCATCAAAAGAACTTCCTAAAGATTCGATTTGAAAAATATAAGAAGTGGAAACATCTGAAGTAGATTCTGTCTCTACTTCTTCCTCTTCATCGTGAAACAAAGGTGTCATTTCAGCAGCTGAAGATTCCGTATGATTAACTACAAGTTCTTCTACAACACCCAAATCAGCATCATCACCTAAATTCAAAGGAAGCCTAGCAGAACGAGTATATTCAATAGGCGTTCCTGTATGTTCGTCTAATTTCAAATCAAACGTCTTTCCAATATTCTGAGAAAACCAAGGACGTTCGGATAAATCTTCGTAGTCATCTGAAATGTTGATTGTATGGGTTAGTGCTGTCCCAGTAAATACACCAACAACTTCAGGAAAATGTTGGCACCCAGATTGAGACAAGGCAACTGAAAGTATAGATCCAACATATCCTGCTGTGTTGTAGCTTTGAAGTTTCTTTTGAGCTTCATTTGCGTGTTCGGAAAGCATAGGTAAGCCAAAAGTCCCGAAGTCACCCTTAATACATTTGTAAGGACTTAGAAGCATAGTAATCTTCGGATGAACTTCCATACTTCTGCCTGAACTTAGCGTAGCAACGTTTCCAGAAACGGTGACAACAGAATCAGACAACTTGATGCCATAACTTTTTACTTGTTCCAAAGAGTTAGTTTTGAACAAACATTCAATTGGAGGAAAAAAAGGTTGGAGATTGGTTACGTTCCATAAGTCGTTTCGGAGAGGCAATCTACCAACGCTCAACGCAACGGGATTTGTCCTGAGTTCAGATTTACGCTTCATTTCTTCAATTATAATCCATACCATAAACCAATATAGAAAACTTCACGCAATGAACTTTCAGATTCGGAAGTTCAATATTCAGACAATAGTCGACCGATGCGAAATTGACTCGCGCAAATCTCCAATGATTGTATTGATTGGAAAGAAGGATACGGGCAAATCCTTTTTAGTTCGAGATATTCTTGCAAATACGAGGGCTTGCTTTCCAGTAGGAACCGTAATTTCTGGCACAGAGGTTGCCAACCCGTTTTTTCAAGAGATGGTTCCTTCAAAGTTGATTCATGACAAGTATAGTCCTGGTATCGTAATGAATGCCATAAAACGTCAATTGGCTGTTAAGCAGCAAAGAAATCATGATAAGAAGGCTCATGGAGGAAACTCTCAAGCAGATCCTCGTGCTTTTCTGATTCTGGATGATTGCTTATACGACAAGTCATGGATTAATGAAGAATCTACACGATATGTATTCATGAACGGAAGGCATATTGATATGGTAACATTGATTACAATGCAGTATCCTTTGGGTATTACACCCAACTTAAGAACAAATATAGATTTTGTGTTTATTTTGCGTGAGAACAACATCACAAACAGAAAGAGAATATATGACAATTATGCCGGTATGTTCCCAACCTTTGAGATGTTTTGTCAGTTTATGGACCAATGTACTGAAAACTATGAATGCTTAGTAATCGCTAATGGTGTTCAATCCAACAAATTAGAAGACCAAGTATTTTGGTACAAAGCAAGTGATCACCCGAGTTTTCGGTTATGTGATGATTCGCTTTGGGTTAATAATCAAGCATTTAGTTCTACAATGTTGGCTGGTGACGATTTTGATCCCTCTAAGGTTCAGAAGAAGGGTCCGCAAGTATGGGTTAAGAAAGGCCCTTAATTACTCGCGAATCGCTCCCTCCGTCGGATGAACAGCAGGCGTATCTAGAATCGCCTTAACAGACTCCTTCTCCTTATCCTCAAGTGCGTGCTTACGACGACGCTCATTTTCTTTCTTCTGATCCTCAATCTTCTCATTCTTACGCTCCTCGAAAAAGATGTCCTTATTGACCTCGTTTTCCTTGTATTTACGCATCATCTCGTTGAGCTCCTTCTCTGCATACTCAACCTCAGGCATCACATTCTCAGAAGGGTCCCAAGGCAACCAGCAGCCAACCTTACCAATGTATAGGTTGTCGCGAGGATACCTGCGTTGAAGTACCTTCGTGAACATCTGAGCCTCCTCAATGTTCGAGAACACACGACGAACCTTCACGCCGCGCACATTGGTACGGAACTCATTCTTCTCGGTAAACTCAGTATCCAAATCCTTCTCATGCTTCAGCAGGAAAATATTATACTTCTCCTGAATGTCAGAAGCCCGCACATCCGCATCGTGAACCTTCTTGAACTCGCTCAAGTCGTTCATTAGGTCTTCAATCTTTAGAGAATACTTCTTGCCAACGAAAGCCATAAATCCCTCCATCCCAGTCACCTTCCACTCATAATCAAGCCACTGAAGGAAGCGCTCGTAGTAAAAGAGTTCCTTCTGCTTAATCACCTTCTCGGGAGAAATAAAAGACATAATGGCATATCGCTGCGTAGGAATCTCAGCATCCTCTTCGAGGTAATCGATCACTTGTCCATCCTCTTCTTTGGGTAGGGTCTCGCGAGGCATTTTATTATTATATGCCGCTATGTCTGAAAGTGACTTTTTAACGCTTGCGTCCACCCTTCACGAAAGCATCCTTGGGGGGCTTAGGTAAAGCAGGCGGCTTACCCCATGCAGCTCTAAACTTATTGATTTGTTCTAATTTCTCATCAGCCGTTATCAAATCTTCTGCTTCAGCCCTTCTAAGAGCTTTTTCTAAAACATCAAATGATCTATTCCAGTCAGGTTCGATTTTGGGCTCCGACGAAGTATCTTGTGCTTTAGGGGCAGCTGAAGAAACTCTTGTAGGCAATCCTGTGGTTGAAACAACATCCGAAGCCATCTTGGCTAATACAGATTTAGGGAAATCACAGTGAAGAGAGATTATCATGTATAGGCGCAACAACGTAAATGACGTAACCAACAACCATGCAACATTAGTAGCCCCAGTAGTTTGCGGTTTTTCATACATGTAAGAAACTTCAATGAGTGCCATAATTACCAGCAATGTAATGAAGAATGCTCGGACGCTACCCGATATTTTTGTAACGTTCACCAATCCAGCCACAATATATACCAGAACAGCCCCATTCAAAGCAAAGGGAATCCACGAACCAAGAACACGAGATTCAAGTGTATTCCCCCACAAGTATGACGAACTAAATCCATAGGAAAACGATAGTAGGATGACCCCAAACACCGTCAGTAAGGTATCTTTTTCAATCATTCCTTTACATTTGTGTTAGGAATACATTCTCCAATACCAAGAGTCTGCTGTAGCATTACAGGCGCCTTCGCTCCCTTTCGAGGACACTTGGCATGCTCCTTCCCCAAAATATGACCCATCTCATGTGACACCATATATTGCCTATAATCTTGTATATCCAACCCACTATCCCCCGACCCCCCAAACCATCGCTCGGCACAAAGATACATGTGTTTGCCTCCCAAAAAAGCACAAGACAACATTGGACTATTGCCACAAATTTCTTCTATTGTTTTCGAAAGCGACATACGTATCCATACATCGGCCTTATATTTTTCAACAGGTTCAAAGAAATATCCATCCTGCGACCAACCATCAGGAGAGTTCAAATATATCATGACGTAGAAATCTATTTGCCTCTCACCCGTATTGTGTATCCTATACTTTTTCAAAACATCATCGTCTATCGACACATGATAAGTTTTCTTAGTCATTCACTTTTCTTCGTTTGTAGAATATAAAATGGCAGATAAAAAGGAATCCGCGCCGTCAATGATGCCCGACATGTCTGATATTGTCACTCGCTTCGTGAAATACGCCCTAGAGGGTGTGGCTGTAGCCTTGGCTGCATACTTCTTCTCAGGCAAACTAAAAATCAACGAAATCGGTATGATTTCGCTGACTGCAATGGCCACTTTCGCCATCCTTGATGTGTATGCCCCATCTGTAGGAGCATCTGCACGGACTGGCGCGGGCTTTGGTATTGGTGCTGGACTTGTAGGCTTTCCTGCCTAAAGGTTCTTAAACATGTCACATAACACATCAACTTTCTTTTCAGTCTCCATATCTACCTCCTCAATGTAATCAACAATCTCAATGATGGTCTTGTTGAAAATTAAGTATTCATGTAAATCAAACCAACGAGAGGTTTCATATTCCCTCATTAGTTTGTCCATATGAACATCCAACTTCAAACATTTCGCTCGAAAGGCCTCGTCAATTATGTACGGATGGATGGTAGCAAAGCCGTTCGTGAAGTGATCAGCATACATCTGAAGCAGACTATAATGTTCGTCATACCAACTGCTTTTTCGATAGAATGGGAAGCTTTTAAGTTCTTGAACAATGGCATGTAGACGGTTATAGCGCTGATTGCGCTGTTGGAATTCATCGTTTGTCTCTTCTGTCTCCATCGTGTTATCTTGGTCTTCATTATGGTCTTTTAAATCCATTTTAGACTTGCTCGTATTATACTATATAATGTCATCTAAATCAAAAATCCCAAAAGCATTGCGTGAACAAGTTTGGCTGAAAGTTTTTGGTGCCAAATATTCAGGCAAATGTTATACGATTTGGTGTAAGAATACTATAACTGTCTTTGACTTTCAGTGTGGACATGATATTCCTGAATCTAAGGATGGTGAAACAATTCTGGAAAATTTAGTCCCAATCTGTTCGAGATGTAATTTATCAATGAGCAACACATATACATTTAAGGAATGGAATCAACTATCAAAGCCAAAATTGACATTGACAAAATGGTTCCAGCAATTCGTGTACAAGGGAGATGGTACAGGGTCCAACCAAAACCCTACGAATCAGAAAGGCAAACCTATAACATTGCATACAAACTTATCCGCGAAGGCTGTTCTCCCGAGGTAGCATATCGAGAATGGTTTGAACAAGAAAGGAAAGAC